ATCACTTACACTTGTAATTTTTTGTGCTCTACAACTTGCTGCAGCACCAGTTGCATGCGTGTTTAATGACGTTGTTATACCATTCGGTTCAGAGCTAGATGTTTTAAATGGATGAGTATAAGTTAACAACCCATTTAAAGCAAAATCACCTTGAACATTATCTAATATTAATTCATCTGTTCTTCCTAATGAAACAACAGAAAGTCTTGCATTTCTACCAACGGCATTATTTCCAATTGTTCCTATACCAAGAAGATCACCTTGTTGGAATCCACTACCAGAGGATATAATTCTGGCAGATGAAATACCACCATCAGTGACCACTACATCAGCAGTCATAAAATCACCGCCAGCAGTTATATTTGTAAGAGCAACACCAACGAATAATGCACTTCCAGATGCGGGAGTATATCCTAATCCAGCATTAACAATACCCATACTTCCTGTTCCAATACCAGCACTGCCAACAAAATTACCAGAAGCATTTGATGCTGCACTAAATTCAGTTGCTCCATCATCCACACTTAATTGGTTAATAGTATTACCTAGCGTAAGAACAGTATCCGTTAATGATGTTCCAATACCAACTCTAATTCGTTTAGAATTAAGATTAATTGAATTTGGTTGCAGTCTCGCAATCTGTCTATTACCTTCGGATAAAATGGGATTATATATCTCCATGGTTCCTTCAGTTTCAAACACAGCTTTATTGATTACAAATTTAAGATCTTCCCACTGACTTGGTTCCCATGTAGAAGCGTTTTGTGATTTAAACAAAGATCCTAGATATGGTTGTTGTGATATAAATTCATCTGTTAATAAATCAGATTCTCCAATCCTTGAGATGAATACTTTATATTTGGTAGACCATGATGCTAGACATATCGCATATTCAGTATTATCACCTTCAAGATATACTGGTGCTTCAAATTCAAATCTAGTTGGAACTGTTCCATTTTGTGATACCTGTATTTGATCAGGTGCTTTAATTATTTCAGAGAATGGTAAAACTTTTTGTGTTGGAGTTCCTCCTTCCATTGTTCTGATTTGGAACGTCATAGGAATATCCATATCATCCTTAGTCTGGAAGTAGATATCGCAACTTGTAATAAAGATACCACCACTTTCTGTAACTTGGAAAGATTGTGCTAATGGGTCATACCAACGATCTCTTCTAGTTTCATTATCAGATGTGCTGATAGCCTCGGTTTTCATGACAGTAGATCCTGTCATCTGTCTAACACTTCTTTCTTCCTTAGTTGGTCTAGTTTGAATTATAGCGTTTCTTGTAGAAATAATATTTTCTTGAACTGTTTCTAATGTTCCAGAAGCAGTATAAGTATCCTCACCAAATGTATCTGTATTTTCTTGATCGTTTGTTGTGTTATCAATTACAGTAAATGTTTTTGTTCCTGTTTCAAATTTAGGATGATTACCGCTATTTGGATTTGGAATATAGAAACTACCGATTAAGTTTGCACCCAAATCAGAAATTAATCTTTTATTAGTGATAGTTGCTTGAGCACCACTAGTTTGACCCCTAAGTTCCATTCTAGTTGCAGTATATCCAAAGAAATCCCCTTGGGGTTGATCTGCTAATGATTTAGTATCTATATTTAATATTGTTGATGTAGAAGAGTATGTAGCTGGCATATCTGTAGCACCACCACTAGCAGATGCCAGTTGAACTAAACCTGGTGTTCCTAAGAAAGTTTCGAGACCAGTTGCACCAACCTGAGAAATATATGGATTCTTGGCAAAAACTTCAGTAGGAGCATTATAAGGCCCTGTTCTATGATTTGCTTGTGCTACTCTAAATCTAATCGCAGGAACATCTGTTCCCTCTGCTGCAACACCAGATCCTGGCATTGTTCCAATAACCGTTTCACCAACTAGAAAAGTTCCCGAATTCATTGTTATTTCGGTTAATTTTGGTGTGCAATATTTTGTTACAGCAACACCATCAAAGAATCCATAAAGTTCAGTAAGTGGTTTGCATTTTGTTACTTTAAATTGTACGTTTCTTGAACGCATTGTCATGATGATATCACGACTTACAACTCTATCTCCTATTGATTCATTATCAAATTGTTCAGTAACAATTTTTCTTGTTCCTGTTCTTTGTTGATGATCAGTTCTAAATGTATCACGAATGGTATCTTGCAGAACTGTTGTAGTTGTTGTAGTAACATCTTGTGAATGGTTAACACCAGATCCACCATTAATCCAACCTGCTTTAATAATCTCTTCTTCAGTTACTGAACTTGATTCTGTTCTATTTCTAGTTCTTTCTGTAAAATCTGTTCCAGACCATTGTGTTTCCCACGAGTTCCATTGTATTGGAGCCATTCCAGTTTGTGGGTCAACACCAAACTCTTGCATAGCTTGTGCCATAATTCCAGCAAAGTTACCCTCTTGTTGTATTATCTTTGCATCAATTCTTGCTGTATCTGTCCACGTATCTGATGATGGATTTAATTTAACAGTTGCTTGCCAGAAACTTACCAAGAAAGGTGTGACACTTTCTGTTCTAGTTGCAAATTGTTGACTTAACCATTCTGTTTCAGTAAAATCTAAAGTTACAACATCTTCACTTTTTTTAATATTTGTTCCTTCAGCAGCGAGAAAAGCACGATCAGTGTTAGTATCAACACCCTCTACAGGGCCAGGCATTAAGTCTACTTGAGTACAATAATGTTGGGGTCTTAATTCATTATGAGCAGGGTCTAAACTACATTTAACTTTGAATCCATTAGTTTCTTGTGGTTTAAGACTGGTAAAATTATCCACAAAAAATCCAGATTTAAATTTATTTAATCCATCAACATCAGGAACAAACAAGTTAGATGTTTGTGTTTCAAGCATAGAAAGAGAAGTGTAATATTCAAGATTTTTAATTCTTTCTTCAAGATCTTTTATATCTTGCATTCTATATCTCTTATATTTTAAGAAATCAATGCTCGCTTGTTTAGGAGAGAAAAGGAAAGGTGGTAAAATAACACTTGCTATTTCTATGGCATCATCAACTGCAATTGGTCTCTCTCTTCTTTCAGATGGATCTCCATATTTAATTTGGAATTTTCCAGTTTTATCTAAGAAAATTCTATCAACTCTACCAACAAAATGTGAAAAATTAACAGTGATTGTTTCATCAGAGGCTAATATATTAGAAGCAGAATTTCCAGATGCTGTAAATGATCTTCCAAAAAATTCTAGTGGTGATCTAACATTTTCAAGAACTTGATATGTTGCAACTTTTGGTCTTATATCAATTGTGTCTGTTACATATTCACCATTTATTTGTGGGATATCTTTACTAAAGTTCCAACTACTGTAAGAATTTCTAGTTGTGATATCTCCCTCATCAGTGGAATCATAGTAACCATTTTTGAAATAAATTTTTAATTGTTTTTTGGGTGCTTTAGCATTTGCTCTTCTCGTAATATATCCATAATCATAAAACGTGCTTCTTTGACCATTATTAAAAGTATAATTTGCTGATATATTTCTACTAGGATTATCTAAAGTAGTAATTAAACCTTGAACAGTTGATTCTTCAAATACAACAACTTCACCCTCTTCAAATGCTGTCTCATTTTGCGTAATATATGTTATTTGAGCATCTGTGACTGTTTCAGCGACGATAGCAACAGCACCACTATTTTGACCAATTAATTTTTCTCCTATCACTAAATCTGTTGTTTTACCCGATGGGCCATTTAAAGATGTTAATGTCATCTTAGGTGCAGACGCTTCTGAAGTATCATTAGATTCAAAAACTCCATGTATTTTAATTACATCTGCCTCATTTAAAACTATCCTATTGTCTTGAACTCTTGTTCCTATAGGAAAATTACCAGATGATAATCCATCATTTAATGTTGTTCCACCAACACCAGACGCACTATCTTTTGAATAATTTACGACAATTGAATTTACACGATCTAATCTTTTTATTTTTGCAGTTGGTTTACTTTTTGAAAGAGTTGCTATCAATGTACATCCTGTTGTTGCTGCACCCAACCCTTCTATTTGCATAATTGTATTACCACCTGTGAAGATGAACATATCATCTCTTAATGCAACAGTGGTTCCATCAGATCTCATGAATACATATCTTTCTTCATCAAATGGTAAGAAAAATTCATTTAACCCTGCAGTCAACGCAGCAGAAAGTTGACCCAGACCTGTATTTGGATTAATAGAAACATCAACATCAAATGATTTTCTAATAGTAAGTGTAGAATTAGTTAGATCAACGTCTGAAATAAATGCTTTAGGCATTAAAGAATATAATCTACTTTCTGTAGATCTCTCCAGTGGTGATGTTAATAATGTTAAATCTGGCACTTGCAATGAGGTTCCAGCAGTTCCTTTGAATAAAGCACCCTCCGTCACACCAGAAACAGTTGTAACACCAGTTACCACAACATTAGTTGTATTGACCTCAGTGATTCTTACAAGAGATTTGTCATTATTTCCTAAACCACCAAATCTAAGTATATTTCCTATTTTTAATGTGCCTGGAAATAGTGGATTTCCACTAGTTATTGTGCTAATCGAAACAGCACCAGAACCCAATGCTGATGTCATATTAGCATCACCAAATTCAATCACAGCTCTTTGTATCACATCTCCATTAAATGTTTTTGCAAAACCAACATTACCTAAATCAGGGCCACCATAAACTGATTTAACATCTTGCATACCAAAAGATGTTACTGCAATTGCTACACGGTTATTCGCAATTCCATTTACTTCAAATGGTTCGTTAGTTACAAATTCTCCAGTTTTTTCGTATATTTCTAAAGAGGTGCTATTACTTACAGCGTTAACTAGGAATCCAGTAGCACCACTATATTTTCCTTTTATTTGTGTTGGTATAGTTAATGTAACAGGTTCATTTAAAGTTATTTTAGAAAATAGTTGAATATCATATAAGGATACATCCCATTCATTGACAGAGGAATTTGATGCTGTATAGGAACCTGATTCTAAAGCAAAATCGTAAACTCTTGCCACACCAATTTCGGATCCACCAGCAGTTCTTTGATTTGAACCTTGTCTTTGATTTCTTAAACTGACAATATATGTGTTACCTATTCCGATTTGAGGTGCACCAGAAACATTATTCATTCTTACTGAATTTCCTGTTTTATATGCAACACCTTGACTTTCCAGTGATTTTGAGGTTCTTGTTTTAGGGCAATCTATGTAAGTAGAACTAATAGTTTCGACTTCATAACCTTTAACAAATGCTTTACCAGGTGAAATTTGGTAAACTGCAAGATCATCACTTGCAAGTGTTCCTCCTTGTGTAAATTGACCAGTTTGATATACTCCATTATTCCCTACATTATCATTTAAAGAATCTCTCAACGAAACACCAAAACTTTTGACCATATAATCACCAGATTCAGCAAATGTTCTACGAGCTAATTCATCTCTGATAAAACTATATTCTGTGTTTTTCTTTTGAGATCTTAAAATACCATTCTCAATCACTGCCAATTCAATAAAATTAGAATCATTAAAATCATCTAATGGTTTAGCAAATAAACTTACAGCTATTTTTAAACGATCAGCACCTGGTGCAGCGTAATTATTAAATCCTTTTGAGTTATCTGCTAATGTCTCATCCTCATCAGCATTAATTATATCTTCTTCAACTCTTAAACCTATTCTCGCACTAGGAGTGTTGTCATATTGCGATAATATGATAGTTTCATCTTGAACTTGAACAAAATTACCCCTTATGAAATATACACCATTTGATATTGAAAAAGAAGCAGCAGTTGATGTTGCATTATTTGCAATACATGAAGCAAATGATTCACCTGATGGTATGAAAGCGTTATTATCTGGCCCAGAAACAATATCACTATCTGCTATTAATAATTCACCATCTGCAAATACTTTGATAGAGTTATCTTCAACACCTGATGACATGTATGAAATATAAAGTGTTAAATTACCATTATCAGAGTTATCTGATTTTATTATTTGTTTAATTATTGCAGTTACACCTGTTGATGCACCAATTATCTTTCTATCAATTAACTGATCAATATAAAATTCTACAGGAACTCCCAAATGACTATTATTTAATTCTACAGCAAAATATTCCGTGGAATAAGCGGTATTACCTGGTATTACTTTTGCACCTTCTTTAAAGAAGTGTTGACCAAACTTTTCAATTTGGTTTTGTAATATAGATTGAAGACCCGATAATTCTCTTGCTTGCACAGGAAAACCAGGCTTGAAAAGAACCTTATGATAATTATCATTCGGATCAAAATCATCAAAATATGGTGAAACGTTAAGATTGGTTTGCTGAGCCATAGTTAATTAGAACTGTAATATTATTTTGATGTCTTCTTTTTGATTGGAAGATCTTGTAATTGATGGTCGGTGATCAACATAAATCATATTTCCAGAATACTTATCTATTTCTGGATTAGAAACTCCCTTAGTAAATGATTGACCAAGGTAATATGTTCTATTATTTATTGAGGTAGAAAGACCTGAAAAAACTGTGCTAATTGATAAATTAGAACTACCACCAACAATCGTCACGTTACCACCAGCATCTGGGTCAGCAGTGAATCTTGTTGTATTATATCCATAAATTGCTGCGGTAGCTGTTTGTGCAGTCGAAACAGATCCAGTCGCAGTAATAAATCCAGCAATTGTTCTATCTTGCCAATATTTCAAAACACCAGTCACTTGATCATAACTAATTACTTTTCCATAGGCGGTAACACCTGTGCCAACGGTTTGTTGTATTAAACTATCAGGTGTGAATGTAACAGAACTATATCCAGTTCCTGCTAGTCTTAATCCAAATGCAGCACTCGCTTTATCTAATGTAAGCAACTGATTAGATCCAAATGCTTTAGGATTTTCTATAATACCTATTCTAGCTATTTGGTTTCCTGTTATAAAGTCTGGATTCTCAGGATCATTCTCTATTCTTGCATATAATAAAGCGTTAGTTGCTCCTAACTCCCTATAGATATCTGCACCATGACCACCTGGTGGTGGAATAATAACATCAAGTTGTGGAGGAGCAGTTGGTGTTGGAAC